GACACATCCGTTCCGTTTATAAACTCTTTGGGAGCAGGAACCATTATACATTTTAACATAGGTCCTATTCCCGAACTTGTGGATACACGAATAAGAGAATTATCGGAGTAATCATAACAAAAAAATTTCAACCACAAGGGTATTTTTTCTTGATCTTTTGGATCTGTAGGAAATATTTTAGTTGTGGAAAATAGTAACTCGGTTCCTGGCATTATGACTCCTATATATTTAATATGGCATATAAGACTAAATATACACCAACAAACCCTACAAAATATATAGGTAATATTAATTCAATTTTATGCCGTTCTTTGTGGGAAAGAAAGTTTTGTAAATATTTGGACACCAATATGAATGTTGTTCGTTGGTCTTTTGAAGCAGTAAGAGTTCCTTATCTTTCTCCAGTAGACAATAAAGTTCATTTTTATATACCTGATTTTTTAATAGAGGTCAAAAAAGGTAATTTGGTTGAAACTTTACTTATAGAAATAAAACCCAAAAAACAAACAAAAAGACCGGAAGCAAACAAAAAACAGAAAAAGACAATATTAATGGAAAATTTGACATATGCAGTAAACATTGCAAAATGGAAAGCTGCAGAAAAGTACTGTAATGAAAATGGTATTAAATTTAAAATACTAACAGAAGAGGATTTATTCTAAAATGGGAGTAAATGAATACGGAAAATCTAAATCAATTGCTGAATTTAGAAAATCGGTTATCTCTAGAGGAGGTGTTCAACAACCAAATAGATACAGAGTTATCATGGTTGATAATTCTAATACATCAATTGTCTGTTATCCTGAATCAGTAACACTACCCCAAAGATCATTTAACACCGTTCCATATACACCGTGGGGACCAGTAATGCAAATACCCATCAGAAGAGAATATGGTGAATGTGCAATGTCCTTTATAATATATCAAGATTGGGCAGAAAGAAGATTTTTAGAAAATTGGATGAATGGTATAGTTATACCACATGCTTCTGCTGCTCCAAGTGAAGCTGGGGTTAATTATTTTCAAAGATTATTTGGACCTGGAGCAGGTGGTCTGTTATCGACCAGAGAAGCCTCTGGAGAAAACTATGCAGACTATTCCAATGCCTATAACAATTCATATGGAACAATTTTAATAGGAACACAACCGGCAGAAGAACAATCTCTTGGAAAATATACTGCTACAATGAAATTAAATGAAGCATACCCCCTGACCATAACTCCAACATCTTTATCATCAGAATCATCAGGATATGCAACCTATGTCGTAATTTTTGCGTTTAAAGATTATGTTTTTGAATGAGGAATTTTAATATGAAACTAGTAGACTTAATACAATCAACTTTACCAAAATATTCAGATACCATACCATCAACCAATAAAAAAATATGGTTTAGACCATTTATAGTCAAAGAAGAAAAAATTTTATTAATAGTTCAAGAAACTGGATCAGAGAAAGAAATACTTTCTGCAATAAAAGAAATAGTTCAAAATTGTTTTTCAATTGCAGATGCAGGAGACATTCCAATTTTTGATCTTGAATATTTATTTTTAAAGCTTAGATCAAAATCAGTAAGTGAGTTGGTAGAACCAATATTGATATGTCCCGAAACGGGAGAAAAAATTAAATTATCAATTGATTTGAGTAAAATAAAAGTAAAAACTTTCAAAAAACACACAAATCAAATTAAAATAAATGATGAAATACTAATTTCTATGAAATATCCAACATTAAATATGTTTATAGAAAAAGAAACATCCGATATGAGTTTAATGGATTTTTATGAACTCGCAATGAATTGTATTGATTACATAGAAACACCATCAGAAAGAATAGAGTGCTCTTCTAAAGATAAATTAGAAATAAAAGAATTTGTAGATAATTTAACTAAAGATCAATTTGATAAAATTATTGAATTTTTTGCAACAATGCCAAGAATAGAACAAGAAGCAGAATATCAAACTTCCGACAAAGTAAAAAGAAAGGTGGTCCTAAGAGGTATTCGAGATTTTTTCGGTTAAGCCTCAGTCACATAAGTCTAGAGTCCCATATGGAGTTAGTTTTTAAGATGATTCATCTTTACAAATACTCCTTAACAGAAATAGAAAGTATGTTACCGTGGGAAAAGGACATTTATGTTGATTTACTGAGGCGTCAAATAGAAGAAGAAAACCTTAGATTATTGAATCGTCAAAATCAATTAAATGCTTTTAGGGGAAGAAGATGAAAAAGGAAAAAAATTTAAACAAACTTAAAAAAGAATTATTAAAACTTTTTGAAAGTTCTATTTCTATTTCAAAAGCTAAAATAGAAAAATCAGATAATAATTCTATAAGTGATCCTTTGCTTGTGGATGAGACATTGAATTCACCACAAATACAAAAAGCAGAAAATGTAAATATTAACATCAACTTACCTAATCCGCAATTATCAAAAGATCTTAAAACTACAGTTAGATCTACAAATTCTAACAAAAACTACAATGTAAATATAAAAAAAAATGAAACACCTGTTTACTTATTTTTAAATAAAAATTATGAAGATTATATAAATTCTTCTTTAATACAACCTCAAAATATTTTAAATTACAATATAGAACAAAACAAAACAACAAACAAAATATCTTCTTCTAATACCGAACAAAATATAGATAAAAAATCTAATGTAGAAAATAAATTAGAAGTTAAAAATCTAAAAGACTTGATCCTCAACCAATACAAAAGTATCTTACAAAATTTTAGAAAATCGACCCAAAAAGATAACACAAAAATACAAAAACAAAAACATGTAGTAAAAATTGAAAATTTTTTTACTAAACCATATAATTTTTTGACTAATACAAATGATGTTTATCTATTAACACAAAACGATAAAACATTAATTGCAGAATATGTTAAAAACATAAACTCTAGTGATAAAAATATTACCCTTAAAAACATTGAAGAAAAATTTAATAGGAACATAAAAAATGTTAATGTTTATGATTCAACCGAACAAAAAGATTACACCAGCAATAAAAATTTAACTAATTTTGATTCAGAAAATAAATCAATATTAGAAAATGAAAATATAACAAATATTGAGTTAGACAAAAACAATCATAATACAATAATTGAAGAAAATAATACTACAAATAATTTAAGTACTGAAGACAAAAAAATACAAATACTGAAAAATCAAAGCAGTAATGATATATCAAATACTAATAAAACAAATAACATAAGCAACAATGTTACTAATTTTGATAACAATCAAAGCAATAGCAATGTATCAAATACTAATAAAACAAATAACATAAGCAACAATGTTACTAATTTTGATAACAATCAAAGCAATAGCAATGTATCAAATACTAATAAAACAAATAACATAAGCAACAATGTTACTAATTTTGTCGAAACATTAGATGAAAGTGATTTTAAAAATTTAACAGAAGTTAAAAATACTATCAAAAATATAAATGAAAAAACTAATGTATCAAACCAAAACACAAATTTAGAAAAAACAGAAACAAACAAATTCATTGAAAATAACATTACTGATATTAGTAAAACTAATAATAACACGCACCAAAATAATAAAACTATAGAAATTGTAAAAAATATCGAAAATATTGAAAATATTTCAAACAATGAAAAAATAGTAAATGAAAAAAATATTGAAAATGCTAATATAGTATCTGATTCTAATACAAATTCTTCTGTAAAGTTTTTCGGAAGTCCTGCATTTTTTGATATAAGAAAAGATGTTAAAAACTTTACATCAAGAACCGTAACAGTAAAACAATTACTTCAAACCAGAAGTTCAAATTTTGAAAATAATAATTCATATTTAATCCCTGCTTTTATGGATGGAGGAATTGTTACTAAACCTACAACTGCGTTGATTGGCGAAAAGGAACCTGAAATAATCGTTCCCCAAAGCAAATTACCAGAAATGTTGAGTTCTCCTTCAGAAAATAAAAATCAAGGAGTTGTAGAAAAGGCAAAAATACAACAAAAAACTAATGAACTTATGAGAACTAGTAATCAATCTAGTTTAAATGCAATTAAAACTATAAAAGAAAATGAAAAAACAAAAGAACAAGTTACACTAGCAGAAAAAACAGAAAAAGAAAATAATTCCACAAAAAGAAACCCAAAAAATAATACTTCTGCAAGTTCTCCCACTATACCAGCCAATGAACCATATAAACCTAAACTTTCAGGATTAACTAGAAATACAACAACAAAAGGAATTTCAATATTTCGTGACGGAAAGATGCAAAATCCACATTGGAGAACTTTTAAATCATAAAAAGAAACGACCCTGTGGCCACAGGGTCGTCGGACCAAAGATGCGATCTTTGGTGGGGTTATTGTAATTTTATTTATTCATCCGCCAACTTCTTGAAGTAATCAAGAGCGTCGGTTTCTTCGTCAACCTGTTCCTCTACTGGTGGTTTGGATCGTAGAGAAGGTTTCTTCTCCTTTAGATCCTCTTCATCAATATCTTCTGCCGTCTTGGTAGACGCCATTGAACCTGTTCCACGAATATCACCCTTAAGAACATCAAAGAGTTTCTGCTTAAGTTCATCATAACTCTTGAAGTTGGAAGGATCAATAAATGGCTTTAGTGGATATTGTGTCTTCCAAATCTTTTCCAACTTTGCGTCATCATTTAGAAGAGCACTTGGTGCATCAAACTCTGACTTATCATAGTTAGTATATCCACCGACAAATCTAACCTTTAGACGGAAATTTGCACCTGTCCAAAAGTTAAACGGATCAATTGGATCTTCGTCCTTAAACTCAGGTTGCATTGCTTCCTGAACCTTCTCAAAGATCTTTTGACCAAACTTGAAAAGGAAGACCTTTCCTTCGTTTGAGGGTTCTGCCGGATCGCTAACAACATAAATGTTAGAAATATAATTCAACTTACGCTTACGCTCTCTTGCAAGATCCTTATCGCTATCAATACCACTATTCCATAGTTGAGTATTCATCTCAGACACGGGATCTTTTTGACCAAGAGTTGTAAGGCAGTTTTCAATATACCAACCACCCGGTCCTTGAAATGCATGAGAGTAAAGCTTTACCCACGGAATATCTTCGCCTTCAACCGCCGGAAGGAATCGAATAATTGCAAATCCGTTTTTGCTGCTATCGAGCTTAGGACGCCAAAACCGATCATCCTTATAAGAATCGGTCTTACCCGAATCTTCTTGCATCTTCTTTACAAGTTCCTCAACACTAGACTTTGACTTCTTCTTGAAGTCATTAAATGTACCCATAATTTTCCTTTCCCGAAGGACTACTTCGGACTAAATTAAATCGGTGGGAACTCCCCACCACATCTTCTGTATTATATATTGACCCCGTTGTAAAGTCAAGATAAAGGTAAACGAGTTTTAGATTTTGGTAAAATGTTTAACTCTTGACCTTCTTGCTTTATCTTTTCCAATAGAGGTTGACTTAAAAGTTTTTGCGCCAAAGACATGTCCAATGACATGTCTTCTAATGTGGCAATAACTGCGTCAATGTATGAAACATTTTTACCTTTTGATATTTTATTTTCTATCTTTTTGGAAAATTCTTCTTTGGTTATGTTTGTTATCATGATTAATATTATAACTGTATTTTTTTAGGTGTAAAGCTATTTATTTGAACATTATATATAGATTTAGAGGATTAAACAAATATGCCAGACACAGGATCTAATATATTAATCACAACAAACGATAATACTGCTGTTTTAGCAACAGACTATGGAACAAGTGGAACAGGATTATCACTGGCACATGTTCAAATCTTTAAAGTATCATATGGAGATGATGCATCTACCACCAGAGTATCCGAAAGCGATCCTCTTCCCATAAGTATTTACGGAACAGATGGAACCACACTAAACATACAGGGTTCTGTTGGATGCTCCGGTAATTTTAATGTAGTTACCCCATCAGGATCGTTTTTACAAATTGGCGGAAGTACATTCTCAACTACATCAGTTGGTATTACTGGAACAATACAGGGAATTTCCGGCGGAGTCCCTGTAGGAGTAACAGGAACAGTAAATGTAAGAAATACATCATTTGGTATATTTGGCATATCCGGTGCAACTGCCATAGGAATAACTGGCGGAAGATATTTAAATTACAATAATGACTCAGTAAGAGTTTATGGTGATGTTGGTTTAAGTGGTGGTTTGGGTCTAGTAGCAGCAACAGACAGTATCGCTGTTTGGGGTTCTGATCTAGGTGACAAGGTACTAACAAGATTGTACGCATCAGACGGGACAACTCTTGGTTACTCGGGAGATGCTTTGAAGGTTGCAATTACAAATTCTGGAGTAACATTTGCAGTAACAATATCACCAACAGTTGGAATTACTAATGCCGGACCAGAAGGATTAATGGTTCGTGGAACAGGAAACACAGCAGACTATCCAGTATTGATACAAGGAACCCTAGCAAATGGTGCAGTTGAAATATCAGCAACAGAGGATGTCCCTGTTTCTGTTAGTAATACAGTTACAATTGATGACACAGACATAATAACATCACTTGAATCTTCATCTAAACCAATAGTGTCAAATCTATTATCAATAAAAACAAGTGCAAATGTAATATCTACAATAAATGATAAATTAACAAACGGTTCAATACAAACAAAAGTATCTGAAATCACAAGACCATCCACAGTTGTAAGTGGAAAGAAAACTGCAAATACAAGTCCCAGTCAATTAACCTCACAACAAACTTCATTAAAAGTTGGTGTTCATATTAAAGCTCCTTTTACAAATACTGATACAGTTTATATTGGAGGTAAAAATATTCTAACTTCACAAAGTGATGCATATCCGTTAGATCCGGGTGAATCAATATTCATGGAGTGTGATTCTGTATCTAAAATTTACACAAGAACAGATAGAGACACCCAAGTTGTATTCTTTATAGCATCTTAAAATGAATATTTCAAATTATCAAAATTCTGGCGGAGCTAGACCAACAGATATATCACAAGAAAATAATTTGGTTTTAGCTAGGTCTTCAATTTTTTATGGTTTGAAATATACCAAAGTAGAACAGGATAAAAATAGCGCAAATAGGGGAGTTGTATCTACTCCTAATTTTTTGTTTTATAGTAATAATACAAAAGTCATGATTGACTTTTCAGATAAAACAAATATAAACAAACAAGAGATAATTGATTTTTGGAAATTAACAAAAGACGGTGTAACTTTTTCTTTAGAAAATGGGGAAATATATTTAGACAATACTAAAAAATCACATGATTTAAGTGGCATCTATACTTTTAAAAATTTTGAGAATAATATAGTTTTCGCTGATGTTGTAAGTGTAAATAATCTTTCTTCTACATTAAACCTATATCAAAAAGATCAGTTTTCATCCTTGCTGAATTTCAAACATTCTTCTATAACAATACAAGAACCACAAGAACAAGAAACACTAATAGTAAATAGTTTTGGAATTTTAAGTAAAAATTCTTTTAAGTATTTGGGTGCTTATCCTGGCGATTATTTACAACTACAATCTAAATCTGGTAAATTTAAAATATTAGATATTTCAGTAGATAGTGAAGGAAAAGAAACCGTAAAAGTAAGTGGTTTCATTGCTGAAGAAGATAGAACAGATACAAAAACATTTGTAGGTCTTCATTTGAAAAAGAATAATTCTGTAATTATTCCTGCTGATACAACTGATACTGTTGTAGGATCGTGTACATATTCAGATGAAAATGGAATAATAATTGCCTGTCTTGATAATAATACAGAATATCAATGTAAACTTAGACAATTTGATGCAAGAGTTGGAAAAGGATTTGTACGAAATGCTCCTTGTTATTCCTTAAATAATACTCAAGAAGACTCCCCAACAAACGAAGTAGAGTTGCTAAGAAAACTTGCACTCATACGAACACCCCGCCAAAACAACACATTATAATAAAAAAGGCCACGGAACTTTTTACGGTTCCGTGGCCCACTTTTCACTTATTTAATTATATTTATCTACGAGATGATTTTGACTCAATCTTATTGTTGAGTGCATCAACTTCGCGCCATAGTTCTTCTAAACTACGATCTTTTCGCATGTCCTCTACTTCTAGTTCAGCAGAGCACTTTGTCTTGCAAGCAAACTGCCAAACAAGAAGACCATTAAGAACACCCGATGCAACTAGTAAAACATTAGTTAGTTGTGGGTGCTTGCTGATAAGAGCAACTGCTGCTAGAATTGCAGCAACAAATGATGCGACTGATACGGTAATAAAAGCATTCTTTTGCATAAAATCTCCTTAATTAAAACTTAATTCCAACGCCAGCAGTTACGACTGCATTTGCTTCCGGTGTAACTACCTCTTGGTAAACCGGAATGGCAACACCTAGATTCATATCAACATTTGAAGCAACGGTCCAATTAACGGTAGGACCTAGGAATAGTTGCTTTTCACCACTATTGACATAGTAGAATTGATCGAACTCTAGACCAAACTTAAATGCATTCCAATCGTAAGACAGATCTGTTCCAAACGAAAGAACATCGGAATCAGTCTTTGCACCTAGCCAAGTGATATAGGAATCACCACCGTTGAAACGATAACCTGCGGACTGAGCGAAATCTAGTTCCCAAATCTTGCAACCAAATACTGCATTTAGATATGGGTCTACATTTGCATTACGGAAATACTCAGAACCGACTGGAATGTAGATACCACCACCGATAGAAAGATCCCATTCACCAATGTAATCATTCTTTCCTGTTAGGGCATCCCACGATCCACCAAGATTAATGTTGCTAATCGTGGTATTGTTGTCTTGAGTATAGACTGGCACATCTAGATTAACATGAAACTGCTTGTTAATGTCTACATTCAAATTTTGATTAAGACCAACCAATGTTGAACCATTGTTCTTGAAAGTATGAACTTCAATGGTTTCATTAAAAGACCACTTTAGATCCCATGCCGATGGGGCCGGTGCGGCCTGTTGAGCAAAAACAGAACTTGTTAGTGCTAGCGTACTCAAAACTGTGTAACTTGTATTCATAAAATCTCCTTTTAGATACATTCCCGGTTGGGTTCGAACCAACGACCTGCCGCTTAGAAGGCGGCTGCTCTATCCAACTGAGCTACGGGAACTTGCTCAGTCAGATTATAACACATACACAAGTATGTGTCAATTCTTAAACTGTCAATTTAAGATTGCTTGTATCGACAACCTTCTTAGGTGGCACAACCAACCCATTTACCACAACAGAAGTGAAGTGATCTATAAGATCCTTCAAGGCATCAACAACAAACATAATGTTTTTGTTGTCAATAGTGATACCGTTTTCAATGTTTGCGTAAGGCATCCATTTTGCAAACATAAGTTTTCCTTCAGGCGTTGGAATTAGAATTGTGGCATTTTTAATAAAAACACCATTGTCTTTAACTTCCACATTGCCAATAATTTCTTCACCACTCAATAAACGAACAATTTTTACATCAGACATTCTATTACTCCTTGCAATCACACCGACCTAATAATTTGTTCCATATTGAACATTTAGGTGGTTTTTCAACTGGCCAACATGAACCGATCATGTTTTCTTCAATCAAAAACTTCTCATTTTCTTTTAATTCACATCTTTTTGCCGCATTTACTATTTCTTTTTCTGTAAGCAATAGTGTAACACATCTACCATCTATTTCGCAACGAGAAAAGTATAATTTTTTTTGTTTTGGCATTTTTATTTTTTCTCCAAAATGTAAATACTACATCCATTCCACCATCTTTCGCTTTCACTAACTTCATAGTTATCCATTTCCACAATTTGAATATTGAATAGTACATTTAAATTCAAATCGTGTATCGCGGCATTTGTTCCATCTTTAACTTGTTTCCATGCCCAATCATCTACTATGTAAATAAAACAATCATTCATGCTTTCATAATAATACTGTAATGCTTTATAGTGATCTATTTCTTTGTGACCACCATCATAAAAATAAACATCAATATTTGAAATATTTTTTTCCTTTAATGAAATCTGAAAACAATCTTCATCTATTAAGTTTGGATCTGATTTAATAAATTTTTCCCAATTTTGCAAAAAAGCATTTTTTGGGCCTCCAAATTCTGAAAAATTATCTATTAGGGTATATTTAATTTTTTCATGATTTCCATATAAAGCAGATATTGAAGTAGACCCAGACCAAACTCCTATTTCTAAATATTTTTTAAAACATGAATTTGATAAAAGACGATTTATAAAATGTCTAAATTGTTTTCCCGACATTCCGGGTATTGATAAAATTTCTTCATTCAATTGAGAATGATTAGTATTTTCTAATGCACGAATAATTGCATTTTTATAATTTTCATAATTTATATTCATAATATGTTAAATCTCTCTTATAGCAAGGTTAGCAAATATTTTGTTTTATTTATCTTTGCTAACATCTCATCTCTTATATTTAGGAGATCTGAATCACCCTCAGATAATAGAACTGGTATTTCATTTGTTAAAAATTGAACGGCATCATCTAATAACAAAAGTGTTTTCCCTTGTTCGTAGTTATCTAAACTAAAATCCATACTTACACCTTCGGTTCTACGACCATATTTGCCAAAGTAAACTTCTACAAAGTCATCAATTTGTTCACTAAGAGATTCATATAAATTTCCTAATGCTTTGTGTTCAGAATAACTTTTAGTTTGCCAATGGTAGATGCGAATTTGTTCTTGTATTTTTATTAATTTTGTAAACATTTTAAATCTCAATTTTTATATGATGTTTTTTGCCAGATTTTTTAGCAGCGACCATATGTTTTTCTTTTGGAAGAACTAAACCCATTTTATCTTGATGTCCCATTGAAGCATTAATATGGCCAATTGGTTTTCTGGCTCTGTTTCTGCCCCCTGCTGAAGGCATTCCCCATACAGTAATAAATCCTGTAGGACTTGCATCCAACCTTTCTACTTTATGTGCTTTACCTCCGGGTAAAACATACATCAATGAATCCTCCATATCTCCGCCCCACTGATGTCTTACTAGATAGGCATCAGAACTTGGTGTGTCAAAGGTTGGAGTATCGGAATGTGTGACAACAGCTATATGTTTTCCGCCAGCAACAGTTTTCATAAGGTTGTCACGAGTGGTGGTTGCATGTTTCATTCTTGCCTCACCAGTCACTTCTGCCGCAGCCACTTTTTGTGGATCTCTCTGCGGTTTTTGATACTCGTAACGCCAATATTCGTTTAATACAAGATAGCTTAAAATATCTCTAAGAGTCTTCATAGTTTCTCCTAGAGATATTTATATAAGTTTACTTCCCC